TACTGCGATAGACCAAACTGGAGGAACTTCAGGTAATCTCACTATGACGATGGCTGCCAATGGTGATGTAACAAGTCATTATAATCATCGTGCACCAATTTATTATGATAGTAATGATTCAAACTATTATGCTAATCCTGCCGGTACTAGTAAACTTAGAGAATTAACTGCTAACGGTCATGCAACTAACTATGCTACTTCTGAATCTTGGACTGTTAGTACAGATGCACATCAAGTCGGTCACTACGGTGGAGACTTTACTAAAAATGGTGATGGTAATTTAGTAGAATGGGACGAAGCTCCTAATTTAGGTAATAATCCAGGCAGAGGAAAGATTTGGAAGTCACGAAACAACGACTCTGCAAACAATGACGATGGCGGTTGGAATAAGAATATATCAGGTCTTGATGTTAATAAATCATATATGAGTGTTGTTTATGTAAGAAGAGCTTCCTCATCAGTTAATGGTAGTTTTTATCATGGATGTCAAGGTAATGCTACAAATACTCACAACTTAAATGGTACTGGTAATAGTAATCCGTACTTTAGCTCATTCGGTATCGGCACTTTAGATACAAACGAATGGTATGTTTCAGTAGGAATTATTCAAGCTGCAAATGATAGTAATACTAATAACTGGACAATAGGGGGTTTATGGAAGCTTGAGACAGGAGCACGTCAAGTTGGTTATACAACCTATAAAATGGGGCCCAGTGGAAACGGAACACAAACTCACAGAACTTATTTATATTATTCAACTGATTCAAGTGCTGCACTAGACTGGTATGCTCCTGGATTTTATGAAATAAATGGTAGTGAACCTTCAATTGAAGACCTTCTAGGAAGACCAAAGGACAGTGTAGACCGTTTAACAGTTGCAGATGATATGCGAGCTCCTATCTACTACGATACTGGGGACACTGCTTATTATACAGATCCACATTCTACATCAAAGATGAATAGAATAATATCTGCTGGATTATACGGAACAGGTCATGGTAGTTCGATATTACCTATTTGGCAGTATAATGCAGGTAATCCAGGTTACGGCATTGGTTATCATGAAAGCTCTCCTGATGTTTTAAGATTTGATGTTTCAGGTAACTTAATGAGTGGAACAGCAGATCTTGAATTAAGACCAAATGAATTAAAAGTAAATAATAATGTAGTATTGACTACTGCATCTACTATTGATGCTGATACATTAGATGGACTAAATTCAAAAGGTGTAGGAAGTGGTACAGGAGCGAGTCAAGTTCTTACTTCAAATACAAATAGCTATTTTGTACATCAAAATTGGATAGACATAGGTGCAAGTGGTATCTATTCAACATCTACAAACGGTGCTCACTTTAAACCTAATAATATAACAAGTTATGGTACGTGGGCCACAGGCGGTGCAAGAAATGGTTATGATGGTATTGTGTTTGATGGCGGTGGTGACGTTGCACTTATGTTTGACTCCGGGGGTAATGGAGGGCATTATCGTCAAAGCGGCGTTGGCTGGATGACATATTTTCATCAGGGCAATGATTGTTTAGGGGTCTGTGATTCTACTACTTCTTCAACCTACGGTCTTTATGTAACAGGACAAATTTATTCTACTAGTAATATTACTGCTTACTCTGATAGACGAGTAAAAGAAAATATAATACCTATTGATAATGCACTTGAAAAAGTAAATAAACTAGAAGGTGTATACTATAACAGAATTGATGATGAAGATAAAACAAAAGAAATTGGTTTTATTGCTCAAGAAGTAAATGAGGTTGCACCAGAATTAGTAACTTATGCAGAAGATATTGACCAATACGGAGTGAAGTATGGAAATACTACTGCACTTCTTGTTGAGGCAGTAAAAGAATTAACACAACAAGTAAAAGACTTGAAACAAGAAATAGAGGAAATAAAAAATGTCAAGTAAAACAGTAACACATATAGCATGGCACCCTGATAGAACAGTACCGACTGAAACACCTGCTACCATGCAAGTAGATTATAGTGATGGTTCACAGGACATCTTAGTTGCAGGAGCAGATGTTTCAAGTAAACTACAACTAGTACAAGATGCATACAATGCAGTATTTTAAAAGATAAGAACAACTTAAAAATAAATACTTATAAATAGTATAGTAATATAAACACCTTGAAGGAGGACACATAATGGCAATTACATATACCTGGGCAGTTACAGGATTAAAAAAGAAAACTGAAGGCAGTAATACAGATGCTGTTGTTCAAACATATTGGACAAAAACTGGTACAGATGATAATGATAATGTAGGAGTATTCTCAGGCGCTACACCATTTACATCAGCTGATGCAGATCCATTTGTTGCATTTGCAGATTTAACAGAGGCAAAGGTATTAACATGGATTAAAGCAGTAGCAAATGATGGTGGTTCATACGAAGCTCATATTAATGCACAAATTCAAAAACAAATTGATGAAGCTATATCACCTGTTGTTGAAGCAGATATGCCTTGGGTAGAAGAAGAAAGCGGAGACTAAAAATGGCTAAACCTAACAGTAGAGAAACATTAAAAGATTATTGTCTACGTGCGTTGGGTGCTCCAGTAATAGAAATAAATGTAGATGATGACCAACTGGAAGATAGAGTAGATGAGGCTTTACAGTTTTATCAACACTATCATACAGATGCAATTGAAAAGGTATTTTTGAAACATAAAATCACTGGTAGTAAATTAAACTTAAGTGCTGCAGTAGGTGGAAATTTTCAAGAAGGCGAAACTATTACGGGAAATGCATCAGGCGCTACTGCAGTAGTTCATAAAGATACTGCAGCAAACTATATAGTTTATACAGTACTTACCCATGATGATGAAATACCCTTTCAGTCGGAAGTCATAACAGGTACTAATAGTGGAGCAACAGCTACTATATCTAGTATTGTAAAGGGTGATATGGAAAATGAATATATTCCTATTCCTGATGCAGTAACAGATGTAATTAGATTATTCCCTATTAATGATGCATTTACAAGTAATAACTTATTTGATATTAAGTATCAGATGCATTTAAATGATATGTTTAGTTTAGGTTATATGGGTTCTCTATTAGAATACTCTATGGCTCAACAATATCTTTCAACATTAGATTTAGTTATTGATTCAGAAAATAAATTTACTTCTTTTGATAGACATAGAAATCAATTAAGAGTTGATATGAAGTGGGGAGAAGAAGTAGTTATAGATAATTATCTAGTGGTAGAAGCATATCGTATTATAGACCCAGAAACATTTACAGATATCTATAATGACCACTACCTTAAAAAATATCTAACTGCGATTATTAAGAAGCAGTGGGGGTCTAATTTACTTAAATTCGAAGGTATGCAAATGCCAGGTGGGGTTCAGTTTAATGGTCGTCAATTATTTGATGATGCTTTAGCAGAGATAGAAAAATTAGAAGAAGAAGTCAGATTGAATTGGGAACAGCCAATCGATTTCTATATGGGATAATACATGCCACGTAACGTATATTTTAGTCAAGCAGTTCGTTCAGAACAAAACCTCTATGAGGATTTGGTAATTGAATCACTAAAAATCTTTGGTCAAGATGTATATTATATACCTAGAACCTTAGTAAACCGTGATGATATTCTAAACGAAGACCCTTCATCAAGATTTGATGATGCATATTTAGTAGAAGCATACATTGAGAATGTAGAAGGCTTTGAGGGAACTGGTGACTTATACTCTAAGTTTGGATTAGAAATTCGTGATGAAGCATCCTTTGTTATATCAAGAAAGTCTTGGAATCATTCAGTAGGATTAAATGAAGCTCAGTTAAAGCCGCAAGAAGGTGACTTACTCTTCTTACCTATGACCAATTCTTTCTTTGAAATATCTCATGTGGAAGATGATAAGCCGTTTTACCAATTATCTAACCTACCTGTTTATAAACTTACATGTGCTCTCTTTGAGTATTCTGATGAAGAATTTGAAACAGGAGTTGGTGTAATAGATGATACTACTGGTGCAGAAGCTTATCAGATTGCAATAGACTTAACAGTTACAGGTGGTAATCACTTTACACAATCAGAGATAGTAACACAAGAATTGGTTCCAGCAGATGGTGATACTCCTGCAGTAAAAATCTTTGGTGAAGTACAAACTCTCACTAAGACATCAGACATTGCAGGAAGTATATCAGTATCAGGTATAGGGGTCTCTGGCTCAGAATCGTATAGGCAGTTCGTAGCGTCCGCTAGTAAACCGCTAATTGGAGGTACTAGTGGTAGTACCTGCATTATTACTAAGGTTTATGATATTGGAGACAATGATACTAGTAATGTATTTGCAAATGATGGGGCATCTCAGAACGTAGCATTCGAAACTATTGGTGATAATTTCATAGACTTTACCGAGTCTAATCCATTCGGTGACCCATCGGAGACTTATTAATGTTTGGAAATCATTTTTACCATGCAACCCTAAGAAAATCAGTTGCAGTATTTGGTACTCTTTTTAATAATATATCAGTAGTTCGTAAAGATGGTTCTGGTGGTATTTTAAGTCAACAAAAAGTTCCACTTGCATATGGACCAAAACAAAAGTTTTTGGCTAGATTAGACCAAGATACTAATATTGATGCATCAATTGCTCTAAAATTACCCAGAATGGCATTTGAAATTACATCTTTAGCACAAGACTCTGCATCAAAATTAAATAAGTTAAGTAGTATAGTTGAATCACATGGTAGTGATGTAACTAAGAAAAAGAAAATAAGCTTCTATACAAACTATAATATAGGTATGTCACTCTATATTTTAGCCAAGAATCAAGATGATGGTTTACAAATTATGGAACAAATACTTCCATATTTCCAACCAGATTATACAGTAACAATCAAACCAGTAGATGGCTTTGATTTTAAACAAGATGTCCCTATAGTACTTACTAATGCAGATATCCAAGATGAATATGAGGGTGATTTTATTTCTCGTAGAGTTCTTGTATATCAACTAGATTTTACAATGAAGATGAAGTTTTACGGACCAACTAATGATAATGCTAATATTATCCGTGAAGTAAATATAGATTTCGAAAAATTTGGTGGAACAGATAACACTAATAGATTTGAGGAGATGGACTTCACAGTAGGTAGCACAGATACAGCAGATAACTTTACTGTAACTACTACCATAGATGAAACTCCAGCACAAGATTAATATGGATAAAAGAGATAAATTGAACGCGTCTTTGGAAAAAAATTTACCGACTAAAACTAAGGTAAATGTTCCAGCGATACCAGAAGAAGAGAAAGATATCAAAGATGATTATGAATTCTCCCGTGATACATATAGAGATTTAATTGCCACTGGTACTAAGTCTTTAGATATACTTGCAGAACTTGCAAGAGAGTCTGAGCATCCTAGGGCATTTGAGGTACTATCTAAGTCTATAAAAGATATTAGTGATACTACTGAAAAGTTAATGGCACTACAGAAAGCCAAGAAAGATTTAAAAGATGAAAAGAAAGATGATGAAGCTAAGAGAGTAACCAATAATAATATGTTTGTGGGTAGTACTACAGATTTACAGAAAATGTTACTTGATAGAGATAGAGTGATTGATGCAGAGAATAAAGAATAACGAGTTTGGTTATTTAGGTAACCCTTCAGTAAAGCGTGATGGAGTAGAAACTCAATTCACGAAAGATGAAGTGCTTGAATATGCCAAATGTATGCAAAATCCTGCATACTTTGCTCGTAAATATCTTAAAGTTATATCATTAGATGAAGGTTTAGTACCCTTTGATTTATATGATTACCAAGAAAAGATGTTTGGACACTTTAATAATAATAG